GAACGCAGCGGGGCCAGATGCTTCTTGAAGATCAACTCTTCAACCGTTACCGGCGCAATCAAAGCATTGAAGATTGCCGGCTCATCGGTAATCATGCCGTGACCTAGCCGGTACGGCGTGGCGGTCAGGCCAATGACACGCAGGTTTGGATTGATGCGCTGAAGCTGGCGCAGCAGGTCACGATAGCCGCCAGTGTCTTTGTGGTTAACAAGGTGGCACTCGTCAATGATCACCAGATCAACATGGTCAATCTGCGCCGCCTTGTCCCGCACAGACTGTATTCCGGCAAACGTAATAGGCTGGTGCAACTCACGCCGCCCAATCCCTGCACTATAAATACCAAGCGGGGCGTCCGGCCAATGTATGTACATTTTCTCGGCGTTTTGCTCAATTAGCTCCTTGACGTGGGTCAGCATCAAGATGCGAGTCTCAGGCCATTTGGTAAGCGCGTCTTCGCAGATAGCCGCAACAATGTGGCTCTTGCCAGATCCAGTTGGCAACACCAAACATGGATTGCCCAAGTAGCCGGCAAGGAACCAGTTGTACAAGTCGGTAATGGCCCGTTGCTGGTAGTCACGAAGGATCATTTAAGAGCCTCCATGCTGTTGCTGCCACTGCTGGTACTTGTCCATTTCCAATGGCTTTAAGTCGGTCCACCCGAGCGGCCACCCCATCAGCCACTCGACCCACATCGGGTTCAGTTTTCCACCAACTGTTGTTGGGTCTGAGTGAGCCATCACGGTTTCTAAATTTGGAAAACGATCTCCTTGGTCCGTCAACGTAGCTGCCATTGCTGAACAACTGCGTGGAGTCGGCCAATTCACTTGCGCTGTCAAAGTCGGCGTGTTCCGGTTGTGTTCGCTCGGAGCGTTGGTTTCTTTGCTCATATGTGCTGTTGGCGTCGGCCAAATTCGGGGGGGGGGGGTATATTTAGAGACAATCCAAATTCTGTCTCGCTGATGGGGCGCACCAACGTCTTCTGCTGATACGACACCCCATCTCGCATCAAACCCCATCTCGGCCAAGTCTCCGAGAACTCGGTGTAATCCCCTAGAAGTGAGCATTGGGGAGTTTTCCACAAAGACGTAGCGCGGTCGTACCTCGCCAACAATTCTTGCCATGTGTGACCACATTCCGGATCTGGCTCCGTCAATTCCTGCGCCCCGTCCTGCTGCTGAGATGTCTTGGCAGGGAAAGCCTCCAGATACGACATCAACACGTCCTGCCCAAGGCTTTCCGTCAAAGGTTTGAACGTCATCCCAAATCGGGAAAGGCGGGAGAATGCCGTCATTCTGCCGAGCGGCAAGTACGCAAGCTGCGTAGGGTTCCCACTCAACGGCGCAGACTGTTCGCCATCCGAGCAGGTGGCCGCCGAGTATTCCTCCACCAGCGCCCGCGAATAAAGCCAACTCATTCATCCCACCACTCGAGCATCAAACATCTTACGAAACTCAATCATGCCTTCGTCAGACTCGGCGCAAGCAGCAGCGTTAGCAATCAACTCCTTAGACCCGTACACACCATCTCCAGGCTCACCGTTAACCACTTCCTTGCCCTTGATGACATAGATCGTCTGCCACTGGTCACCGGCTTCTTTGCGCTGCCACGGGACCATATCGGGATGCAGGACATGGGCGTTGCAACCCTCACGCTGCCAGTCAACCGGAATCTCGTTGCCGGCGTGGCGCTCGCAGATCCACTTGGAATTTTCAGTTGCCGTGCTATGGGCGCAGGTGCGGCAGTTGACCTCTTTGGTCAGGCGGTCGCCGTGGCAGAACTCATGCGCGGGGCACCACTTGCACTGATACCAGCTAGGATCGGCACTTAACGGCTCTGGCATCCGGTCTGATAACGCAATCCGCTTACCTCGCGTTATTGCGTTTTCTGCAACGCCTCTGTCGTACTCCACCCGCTCGGTATAGAGTCTGTCGTCATCTTTGCAGACAGCCACATACAACGCCCTATCAATACCAGTGCCATGCATATAAGACTGCATTTGCACAAAGTGATCAAACTTGGCACGCTCCACACCTTTGTCTTCGATTTGTTCAAACGATTTTTTGTTGTGGGTTTTGTACTCACAAACGTGTTTCTTTGATGGCGCTCCCGGCACCCCAGAGATTGCAATGTCATCTATGCTCCCGCTGATGTGACAACCAAAGTCCACCCGTTCTTGCGCCATGCCAGGCTTGAACTGGATGCCGATTGCTTGCAGATCGTCCTTAATCGTTGCTTCTTCGTTCTGGCCGCGTCTAAACATACGCAACACGCGGCCTTCAAACTTACTTGCCACGGCCCAACGGAATGATAGCCATAGCCAACGGTCGCATGGGTGCCCAAGTTGGCTCGCCCCAAGATGCGCTCTTGGTTTCTCAGGTTTGCTTGCGTGGTATTGGTCTACGAGTTCTGGGATGCTATACTGAGCGTCAGGTATTTTCACGTGCTCTCTCCTTGGTATCTTTGCCCCGGCACTCCACCGGGGCATTTTTTTGCCTATTACTTCTTAGCCCACGGTGGCGCTGCCTTCACGCCAGCAGCCGGAACCGATGGTGCAGCCTTAGGTGTAGGGGCAGCGCCGCCAGACAGGCTCTTGAACCCACGCACCTCGTTGCTGTTGCCATACTGCTCAGAGATCCGAATATCCAACTTGATCGACAGGTTGCCGCCGATCATCTGGTCCGTATCTTTCAAGCTGGTCAGACCAATGGCTCGCATGATCTCGCCTAACTGCTGGCGTCCGATCTCCTCAGCCTTCGGGTTGGGGTTACGTACATTCAGGTTGCCAAACACCACGCGCCCTTGGTGCGTCGGGCCTTGGATGTCGTAGCGGATCTTGATGTACTTCCCATTACCCATCTTCGTAGGCATCACTTCTGCGTTAGAGATTGTTGCGGTGTACCAGCCAGCGGGCAGGGGTTCAAAGTTGCGTTCCGACTGGGGCAGGGTAGCAACGTCAAAGGTTTCGTCTAAAAGCATTTCACTTCCTTGTGATGGTGAATGATGGGCGACCAGGCTTGGCAGTAATCGCTGCCGCAAATGGTTTGGTGATTGACTCGTCTGAGGCTTTCCAGACGGTCATGTTGATTTCTGGCTTCCACCGGAACACGGTGGACAAATGCTCTTCACTACCCGTTTCATGGGCGATGACCAACAACTTGTCAGCGTTGACCGTCCGGTTAACCCGACCTTCAATCTTAATTGCGAAAGGTGACCCGACTTGCACCACGTTCTCAGTCCCTTCAAACGTCTCGGGAAAGTTAACTTTTTGTGCAATCTCGTCCTCAATCTCGCGCCGTTTCTCAACGGCCACCTTCTCAGCTTCCTTGTAGCCAATCCAACGCTCGGCCAGTTCGTCTAACGTAATGTCATCAAACACTCTCATGCTGCACCTCCTATTTTCTTGATAATCTCGCCAAGATCGGCGTCTTCCCACACTTCCAACTTGCCGCTACGGTCCTTGGCAAGCCATAACCCATCGCCATCAGTCATCAAGGCGCGGCGGGTAAAACCCTCGGCGTCTTTTTCCACGCGCAGCGCCAACACTTCATCAAAGAAGTAGGGCAATGATTGCCCTGTCTTGTTCCCCGGCATACTCGGGGCATACAACACGCGGCCCATTTCGTCCTGAGTCTTTTCCAATTTTGCCGACATATAAACGTGTTTACCTGGCAAGTCTCGAAAGCCTCGGATGATGTCGGCCATTTGCTCTTGCATGGCCCCATACGCCGCCCTCGGATCTTTGTTGATTTTCTTTTCCGCGTTCAGCACCACTTCGGCAATCTCGCTGATACTGTCCAGCGCCACCGACTCAAACTCTGCTGCTTCGGCACTACCAGTCAGCCATTGATACGCCTCTTTAAGCTCCTGCATTGAGGTGATCTCAATGAACGGCAAGTTAGTATCTGCGATTGATAGCAAACCGCCTTCGGCACTCAAAATGATTGGCGTTGGTAAGGTTGGGATAAGACTAGTCTTACCCGCACCTGCTTGACCGTAAACCAAAAGCTTGACCGCTTGCGCGGTGGCTTCTTTTGTCCGCTTTAACTGAATTGCCATCAGATGCCTCCACTTAGAGCAAGAAACAAGACGATGGCAGCAGATGCGCCAACTGCTATTGACGCCAAGATGATTGTCAGATTGGAATCGTATTTGTCTTCAGGTTTCATTGCTTGGCTCCTCTGGGGTTGGTTCGATTGATTTGATGGTGACAAAATTTTCGTCGTCGTAACGGTCGAAGCGCATCTCGCTAGAGAATTCTTCGTAAACCTCGCGGTGAACATGGGCGAGGATGATTGCCTCAATTTCTTTTCTGGTGAATATGATTTTCATGATTACTCCTTGGTTGTGGGGGCCGAGGCCCCCGATTTTGATTAAGCTGGGCAACCTGCCATCCACCAACGAGCCACCGTAATGGCTTGCTGACGAGAATTAAGTTCCCAAAACACCTTCGCGCCGTTAACCAAAACGGTGTGATAAACCTCTGAAGGCCCGAATGTGACTTCTTCAATTACAACGCGCTGTCCTGCGTTGTTGGTCATGCGGCCAATGATCGTAGTGATTATTTCCACAAAATCAACATCACGCTCAGAATCACCACGGTCAAAGCCATCCCACTGGCTGCTGCAAGGTGCGCTGTGGGCCAAGTGCTCTTCGTACTGGTTTGCAAACATTTTGATTTCCTTCACTTTGTTGCTGCACCGTCCGGCCATCGGTTCGTGCAGTTGTTGCTACTGTATCGGTTTCCACGTAGAGTGTCAACAGAAAGTTTCAACCCAAGGTGAAAAAGTGACAACAGAGGAAGCGATCAAGCACTTTGGCGGGCTGAAAAAGCTTGCCGATGCGCTTGGGGTGTGGCCCCAGGTCATATACAGGTGGGGTGAACGCCCGCCGATGGCCAGACAATATGAGATTGAAGTGAAGACCGAGGGAAAGCTCCGTGCCGATCATGAACAAGATTGAAGCCGCCCTGACCTATGCCTCATGGGGCTGGCGCGTGTTACCAGTAGTTCCTAACGGCAAAGTTCCTGCAACCGCCCACGGCGTTAACGACGCAACCACAGACCCAGCCCAGATCCAGCGATGGTGGGGGCAGAACCCTAACTTGAACGTCGGCATTGCTTGCGGCAGCACCAGCGGTATCGTGGTGTTTGACATTGATCCACGCAACGGTGGGGATGCCAGTTGGCAGCAATGGCTCTCCGATCACGGCCCGCTACCAGATGGCGTGATGGCGATGACCGCTGGCGGTGGGCAGCACTACGTCGCAAGGCACGTTGACGGCATCCGATCCTGCAAGTTGGCAGATGGCATCGACCTGCTGGCCGATGGCCGGTACTTCATCGTCTATCCGTCAACGATAGAACACCGCGCTTACGAGTGGGAGGCATCAAGCGACCCGATAGACGGTATCGCCCCAACCGAAATACCAACCCACTGGTTGCCGCTGCTAGGCCAGCGCAAGGTCGCGCCCACAACCAACGGCGATCTGATCCAAGGCAACCGTAACGACGGGCTGACGAGCTTGGCTGGAGCGATGCGCTCATTTGGCATGACCGAAGCCGAGATCCTGGCCGCGATTAGTGTTGCAAACGAGACACGTTGCGAGATCCCACTACCATCAAGTGAGATCAAGCAGATTGCCCGCTCCGTCTCACGGTACGAACCAGACGCAGATGTGGCCGCCAGTAGCGCAATCGGCTCAGAGGCCGTAGAAACGCTTTTGGCAGATGAACCGACACGAGACTACTTCCTGACCCGCGCAACGAGCTTCTTGGGCCAACCAAGCCCCGTGCCGTGGATTGTGAAGGGTTGGCTTCCGGCATACGCCACAACCATGATGTATGGCGATTCAGGAGTAGGCAAAACCTTCGTTGCCTTGGACATGGCCTGTTGCATCGCCAGCGGGATCAACTGGCACGGCATCAGAACCAAACCTGGGATCGTGGTGTACTTGGCCGGTGAGGGTAATTACGGGATGCGCCAGCGGATTGCCAGCTGGTGCAAGCGGAACAACGTACACAGTTTGGACAACTTGCTAATCAGCAACAAGGCAATTGACATAGATGGCCCTGGCGCTGCTACGCAGGTGATCGCCGCAGTCCGGGCATTGACCTCAGAACCAGTGGCGCTAGTCAACATTGATACGTTGAACAACCATATGTCAGGGGACGAGAACAGCGCAAAAGACTCACGCGCCATGATCAATGCCTGTAACGTGGTCTCAATGGCTCTCAGCGCCACGACCATGCTTATTCACCACCTTGGGCACAGTAACGAAGCCAAACAGCGTGCGCGAGGTTCTAGCGCGTGGCGCGGGGCATTGGATGCCAGCATTCTGGTTCACGGCAAGACTCACGAGATTATCGTTAGCTGCACCAAGCAGAAAGACGCGCCAGAACCAGCAGACTTGTTTGGTTGCCTAAGCCCAGTTGATCTGGGTTGGCAGGACGAGGATGGGATGCCGTTGCCTGGTGCGGTGTTTGAGATGTTTGCCGAGGGCGATCTTCGAATGCCTACTCCCAAGGAGGATAAGTTAGCGGAGCACAAGACCAACTTAGAGCGAGCTTGGTTCGTTGGCGGTGCTGAAGTTGTAAATGAGATGCCCTATGTCAGCAGGGAAGCGTTTAAGACGTTTCTGCTTGAGCAGGGCATCAAAGCCAACTCGGTCGATCAGCATCTGAAGTCTTCAGCCAGACCGGGAATGATTATTAGGGATCTAACCGATGCTGAAATTATAGGCAAGCACGATAAAGGATGGCTGGTTAAAGATACAGTATTGGGTTCTAAACTCGTTCTAAAAGTTAGTCCGTAACAACCGTAACAAGCCGTAACATGCCGTAACATTGTTACGGCGGCAAAGGCGAGTTTACCGTAACGTAACGTAACACACCCTTTAGGGTGTTACGGTGTTACGGTACGATGCGGAGCGTTACGTTACGCAAAGGTTTCACCTTGAGAGGAAAATGTGGAAATGACAGAAAAAGGAAAACCGATTCAAGAAAAGAAGAAGCGAGGAGGGCCGCAACCGGGATCGGGTCGACCTGAGTTTGTGCCGAGTGACAAAGATCGAGAAATGGTTGAGAAGCTGGCGAATTGGGGCGTCGCCGAGCACCACATCGCCCCGCTGGTAGGCGACGGCATAAACGGGACCACGCTGCGCAAGTACTTCATGACGGAGTTTGAGCGCGGCAGGGCTAAAGCTAGTGCTGGCATCGGGCAGACGCTCTACCAAAAGGCAATGTCCGGCGACGTCGCCTCG